GCAGATAAGCAAGTTGACTATATGACAGTAGAAACCGTAGGTGAATGGGTATCAAAACTAAACGGAACAACTTTCGGTGGTGTTACTGGTTCTGGACCAACTGGTTCATGGGCAACTGATTGGTACTCAGCCTATAACTACCTAACTTACGGTGGTGTTCTCAAGATTGCAGATACTACAACTGTTTTCTATGATGCAGGTATCGCTCTGGATTCGATGTTTACCGCCCAAATATTAGATACCCATAATAACGCTGTATCAAGCATAACATCATATAGAGATGACATCATTGGAATCGTCGGTGTAACCTACACTGGTTATACTGGTGGAACGGTTCCAAGCAATCCAACTATAACACCAACACCAACTGCTGATAATAAGATATTCGTAGTTGGTGGTGAAAAGGTTATGTTGGGTCTATCCAATACTGGTGAAGCAAATTATGTCACCATCCCACTAGCCAGCGATGTGGCTGGATGCTTTGTAAGAACGGATAGAGATTCACAACGCTGGTTCTCTCCAGCCGGAACTCGCAGAGGAAGAATCCTCAACACTGTCCGGTTAATTAAGAACCCAACTGCAAACGAACAAGACAGCCTATACAATAATAAAATCAATTCTGTAATTGGAATTGCTGGTGATGGTATCTACCTATTCGGTGATATCACACAAGAAGGAACCCCAACTTCTACACTAACCCGTGTGAATGTCGTTCGTCTAATCAACTACATCAAGAAGGTTCTCGGAAAGACTGCAAATGGTGTACTCTTCGAAGTAAACGATGCAACTACTCGTTCATTGTTTGCAAACGCAGCCACCGGATTCCTACAAAACATCAAAGATGGTAGAGGTCTTTATGACTTCAAGGTAGTCTGCGATGAGTCAAACAATCCTGCCGCAATATTGGATTCAAATCAATTCGTAGCAGACATTTACATCAAACCAACCAAGTCTATTAACTATGTGAAGGTTACCATTACTAACCTAAATACTGACGCACAACTATAATAAAAAGTAACACATAGGAGAATAATATGTCAATTCACTCAATAGGAAACTTTATATCAGCCTTTAATGGTGGTACTAGACCAAATCGGTTTAGAATCACCGCAACAGATCCAACCGGAACTGCTACAAATGGTTTGTTCGTGGAGACTCACTGCGTTGCAACAACACTACCAGAAAGCATTGTTGGAATCATTCCAATTCCTTTCCGTGGAAGAATGTATAAGTTCCCAGGCGATAGATCATATAACGAATGGACTGTAACTGTTCTTGATGATACTGGTGCAAATGACACATGGTTTGCTTATCACGAATGGTCACAAAAATTCAATAACCACGAAACCAATGTGGCAGCAGATAGAGCGCAAAAGACAAATTTCTGCGTAGATCTTACCGTAGAACATTTGGATCATGCATCAGATACACCTCTTAGAAAGGTGTATTTGAAGAACGCATGGCCAGTTCAAGTTGGTCCTGTTCAGTTAGACATGGGTGCAGCCAATCAGTTGGTACAATTCCAGTTACAAATTGCGTATACACATTTCCAATACGACGCACAGGGCATAGTTTAATCCCATCTAACAAAAAGGTTCCTATATTATGGCGTTTGATATCTTTGGTTTTAGTTTTGGTAAGAAGAACGATCAGGAGACAAAGAATCTAGAATCAAGTCAGATTCCAGTAACTCCTGAGCCATACGATGGAACCTATACATTTGAAGCCGGAGGAGTCTTTGGTACATCCATCGACTTCTCCGGTTCTATTAGAGATGAGAATCAACTCATTGGGCAGTATCGCGGTATGGCTCTCCACCCAGAAGTGGATTCAGCCATTGAAGATATTGTCAATGAGAGCATTGTGATGGGTGAAGACAGAAAACCAATCAAGTTAAATTTGGATTATGTCAACCTTCCAGACACAATCAAGACAAAGATCTATTACGAATATAATCACATTCTAAAACTTCTTGACTTCACCAATCGGTGTCATGAAATTTTCAGAAGATGGTATATCGACAGCAAGATTTATTACTTCAAAGAAATTGATAAAGAAAATCCTGCTAAGGGATTAGTTTCTCTTATTCCCGTTGATCCAATTAAGATCAAGAAGGTAAGAAAGATTGAAAAGGATAGAGCCAGAGTTTCTGGTGGACAGATTATTCCATTCGTAAAGAAAATCGAAGAATATTATGTCTATGCAGATACAGATAAAGAGGCAATGTATCCAACGACTCCATCTGGTTATAAATTCACACTTGATACCATTACTTACTGTCACTCCGGTACTGTCGATTCAGTAACCAAGAGAGTAATTGGATATCTACAGAAAGCAATTCGTCCGCTGAACATGTTGCGTCAGATTGAAGATGCCGTAGTCATCTACCGCATTTCCCGCGCACCAGAGCGTAGAATTTTCTATGTCGATGTCGGTAATCTTCCAAAGCAGAAGGCTGAACAATATCTTCGTGATATTATGAATCGCTATCGTAACAAGATTACTTACGATTCAGCCACTGGTCAAATCCGTGACGACAGAAACCATCAGCACATGCTTGAGGATTTCTGGATGCCACGAAGAGAAGGTGGTAGAGGAACAGAAATCACAACTCTCGATGGTGGTCAAAACCTCGGAGAGATGGAAGATGTTCTTTATCTACAGAAGAAACTCTATCGCGCACTCAATGTTCCAATCTCTCGTCTTGAATCAGAAAACGGATTCAACATGGGTAGATCTGCTGAAATCACCAGAGATGAAGTTAAGTTCTATAAGTTTATAGAAAGACTTCGCTTGAGATTTGCTGCATTCCTCACCGATCTTCTTAAGACTCAAGTTATTCTTAAGGGAATCATGACAGAGGACGAATGGAATAAGATTGCCCAAGATATTACCTTCAAGTTCAACAAAGATTCGTACTTCACCGAACTAAAGGATAATGACATTCTTCGTGATCGTATCGACATGTTGAATACTCTCAGTAACTTTGTTGGTAAGTTCTATTCAGAAGAATATATTCGTAAGAACATTCTAAAGCAAACCGACGAAGAAATGATTGAAATCAATGCTCAGATTGCCAAGGAACAGCAAGATGCGTTGATCAAGGAAGTCGAACAACAGCAACAAATGATGGCTCTTGGTATTCAACCACAACCACAAGAAGGTCAACCACCGCAATGAGTATCAGAAAAGAATTTCTAGCACTTATACAAAACGACAGAGAACTCTTTAAAGAGCAACTGTTCTCTGCTATCTCCGACAGAATAGCAGAAGAAATGGCTAAGAAATATCTTGATGCTTCTGAAAAACTATTCGAAAGTATCACATTAGAACCAAAGGTTAAACGAGTTCCAGTTCAAATACAGGAACAAGTAAAAACTGAATATATGCCTATTGCAGAATTCAACAATGCAATAAACCATAATACTACTAATTGGATGACTGCTAAGGATGGTTCTCAATTAGAGATAACACCAAAAATGGCTAAATACCTAGCCGAACTATACAATTCTCTAAATAGTTCACATAAGGATAAATTAATAAACCTCATATTGGAATCTGATCACGGTTTCAAAAAAGCAGTGAAAACTGCGGAAAGAATTTACGGAGCAAAAAATGGACACAAATAATCTAATCAAGAGCGTAATTTCAGAAAACATCGTAGAATCCAAAAAGATTGCTACTGAACTTCTCATGCAAAAACTCTCTGAGAGACTTCAACAAAAGTTTGAAGAGTATGCTCCAGAAACTTTCCTCGATGAAAATACCGAAGAAACCGAAGAAACCACCGATGATGCAAACGATCTTCGTCTAGAAGTCGAAGAAATCATGGAAGGTAAAAAGAAGCACAAGAAAGAAGAAGAATCAGAAGAAGATGAAGAAGAGTCTGAGAAAGACGAAGAAGAATCTGATGACGAAGAAGTCATGGAATACGAAGGTGGAACACAAGCCGACGGAGATTTAGAGTATGAGGGCGGAATGGACTGCGAAGACGGCGATTGCAATGATAACAAAGCAGAAGATATGAATAAGAAGGCATTTCGTAGCAACGGTTTAAACGAAGCAAAGAAAGCCAAAAAAGATTATGATGGTGATGGCAAACTTGAATCATCCACTGCTGAGTGGAAAGGTTCCAGAAGCAAAGCCATCAAGGCTGCAATGGCTAAGAGAAAGAACAAATAATGAAGTTAATCACCGAAACAGTAGAAGACATTAGATACATCACAGAAGGAACAGACGACAAGAAGAATCTGTTCATCGAAGGTGTATTCATGGTTGCCGAGGAATGCAACCGAAACGGTAGAATCTATCCTCTTGATACTTTAAACAAAGAAGTAGGAAGATACATCAACGAATTTGTTGATTGCAACCGTGCTTTCGGTGAACTTGGACATCCAACAGGTCCGACCATTAATCTAGATCGCGTAAGTCACAGAGTCGTAATGCTTGAATTCCGTAAGAACAAAGTCTACGGAAAAGCCAAGATTATGGAAAGCACCCCAATGGGTAAGATTGCTGCTGAACTAATCCGCGAAGGTGCAAAACTAGGCGTTAGTTCAAGAGCAATGGGTTCTCTGGTTGAGCAAAACGGTAAGAAGATCGTTCAACCAGATCTCATGCTTTCTGCTGTTGATATTGTTGCAGATCCCTCTGCTCCCGGTGCTTTCGTAAATGGCATCATGGAAGGCAAAGAATGGGTTTGGAATAACGGTTCTTGGTTAGAGCGTGATCTCATGGAAGCAAAGAAACTTATTCGTACCACTTCTAGCAGAAACCTCGAAAAGAAAGCATTGACTCTGTTTGAGAATTTCTTCAAGAATCTTTAATGTTAAGTTTTAAACAATATCTTCGTGAAGCAGTAACACCCGAAATGCGTAATCGCATTTTGGCAAATGTTAATAAAAGCAAATCCGCACGAGGTGCTTCCAACTACAACGAGAATCCACCGCTTAAACCATTAAATAGACAAGCAGTTCCAGCAGAAGAAGGATTGCCTGGTCGTGGTTATAAAGGTTCTAGGTTTCAACCAGATCAACCAGTTCGTTCTACAGAAGACAGACGCGCAGGAAAATTAAATGCATTTATCGGAGGACGCCGGGCAGATATGGCAGCACAGGCTTCTCAACAAAGAGGTGCTGATGTTGAACGGGGTGCTGGTATATTAAACAAATTCCTTGGAACAAAGGTTGATGTTAAAGATTCAAAAGGAAAAGTTGTTGGAACTGATGTTAGAGGTGGTTTTGTTGGTGCATTGAAGTCTTATGATGCATATAGAGCAAAACAAGGAATAGCAGTTAATAGACGCGGAACTATTGATCCAAATGCTCT